GCACTTCGCCAATGTAATCGGCAGTCGGCGCATCAGTAGAAATGACATAGCCTTTACGGTTCGACTGCAAGCACACATGACCATACAGGCCACCATCAAAAAAGATGGGCGCACCGACAGGAATCTTGCTCATGTCAGTATGGCGATGCTTGACAGGCACATGATCCCACGCATCCTTCGCCGAGGCATACTTCACCGGCAAACCCCAAGCATCCTGACACGTCTTGTGACAATGCCCAGTGAAACCACTGCGATGTTGAAGCATCCATGCGTGCATATGTGCATAGGCTTGCGAACCTGTGATACGAGAAATAGCCATGTCAGACTCCTAGTGGGTTGGTTGGGAAACTTGTTTCACAATAACTTGCTCAAGCGATGACACTCGACTGGACAACTCCGTCAAATGTCCATGCAATTGCATTGCCGAATCGACGGCACGTTCAGCGGCAAATGCGGCACGCTTGGCATCCGTTGCCGCCTGACGTACCTGATCATAGGTTGAGCCGCCGCCATTAGGGCGCAGCTCGACAAGTTGCTCATGTATCCAATGCTTGACTGCTCGACCAACAAACCAACTAAAGCCAGCCGTCAACGTGCCGACACCGCCGATGACAGTTGCCCAGTCACTTACCGAATGCACTGAAGTCATGGCCTGTTACTTCTCAATCACAGCAACAGCGATGCTGGCTGAACCCGAACTCATTCCATACACTGCACCGAGATGAGTGTTGAACATTAGTTTGTCGCCGTTGTCTAGTCTCAAACCAGTGGTTGCGCTTACCGTCGAATCGCCAATATATGCCGAACCTGATAAAACGTGGATGTGAATTTCCTCGGCAACAAAGTTGTCAGCGACAATCTGTGTCGGCGTTGAACTCAATGAGTATTGCGCGGTGAAAATAGCCATGCTGGTTTCCTTAGTTGTTAGGGCTGGGTTGCACTTGGATAGGTGTCAATCGTCACACGCCAGTCCTCTGGCGTGATGTCGTAGGCAATCTGGTTGATGTTCAGATTCTGGCTGAAACTTCGACCGTCAACAAGTGTGCGGTTCGCTGTCACCTGATCTGCAATGTCTTGATTGAGTACCGCATACTGCAACGATGTAGACAATCCAAGCATTGAATATCCGAGCTTGATGATGCGCGGTTTCGGTATCGAATTTTGATAAGCCAAATGCGAAGCAATGAACGAATAGTTGTAGGTTGATGAACTGCCATAGTAACCGCAACCGTTCACAGTCTTAGTGAACACACCATATTGAGTTTGCTGACCTGAAGCGTTCGCATCAGCAGTGTACGAATGCGACCCATCTGCGCCATACTTCAAAATCACTTGATTGTAAATGTAAAGGTCGCCGTTGCTGATGTCGATGCTGTCATATTCGATAGTGCCGGCAGTGCGCTGGTCATCGAGCGTGTACCAATATGTCGGGTTGTAAAGATTGTCATAGTTGTATGTTGTGGCCACAGCATCTTTGGAGATAAAGAAAATGCCACCTTCGGAAGCGATAACTTCCTCAAGTGCATCAAGGTGGCTTTTGCTCCCCTGATGATCCATGCCATAACTAGACACATACAGGTTTCGATAATTCTTGCCTGAAATAGTTGTCGGCCAGCCGTAGTTGTCAAGAATGTTGCCTGCACGAACATGACCATAATCAAGCGTGGTTCGCCCAGGATAAACAGACCGCGACATGAACGCGGCAGAATCTGTCGCGTTGATAGTGACAGTCTGGTCAAACTCGACATCCATCGCAACAGTTTCAATCTTGCCCATGAAAATAGTTTCATCATTCACATAGTCAAGAACGCATCGAATGCGAATCCAATAATTGCGAGCGATAATCGAACGACCATTCGAACCCACATACAATGACGATGTTGGAACGCTCGTCGTGTCAGGGTCATAAATGCCCGAATAATTGTCCAACACAATGGTGCAGTTGCCAGGCTGAATCGCTTGATCCTCACGCGAACGACCACGCCGAATATTTATTGAACGAACGTCAGCAGTTGCAATTTGTTTGTAAGAACTGAAACTGATAGTTGAACTAATCTCCACATAAACGCGATAGTAATTCGTGCCGTCATACAAAGCCACGACTAGACCCCCAGAATGGCAGGGTCAAGACCGCGACGACGCATCAACTGCGCAATCTGGTCACGAACACTCACAGCCAAATCATGCTCACGAATCACCGACCCATGAACATGGACAGTGACGTGCGCACCCAAATGGCCACGCGACAACGGCACAACAGCTTCAGGGCCAGCCTCACCAATCATCGCAATCGTTGGGCTAGACACAATGCCACCGTTGGCAAGTTTCGGAATGGTCGGAATGTGGGGGATGTTTACACCGACAGTGCCGAAGCCCGGAATATGAATCTTGACCTTGTTGGCCTTGTCAATAACCATGTTGAGTTTGTCAACAATCCAGTCAATGATGCCAATCCAAATGTTGAAATATCCCTTGATGATGTTTCCGACAGCGGAGAACGCGCCGCGAATAATGTTTCCCAAGCCACTGAAAATGCCTTTGAGTGCGGTGACAAAACTGTGAAACTTGTCCTTCACCCAGTCAACAACCTTGTGAACAGTCTCTTTGACTTTTTCCCAAATTTCATGCCAATGATTCTTGAGCCACAACCCTGCCATAATCAAACCAGCAATCGCAGCGATGATGACAAGAATCGGCCATGTCGCAGCAATAGTGGCAGCAGCGGCCGACAGCATAGAAATGATGTACGCACCGATGACAGCAATCAGAAAACCGCCAATGAGAATGCCGAACGCCATCATCACATCGCGATGCTTATTCAGCCAAGTGATTGCTTTCGAAATGACATCGAGCATCTTGCTAAGAATCGGAATTAACTTCAAGCCAATAGCAGTGAACACCTGATCTGTGTTCGCTTTCAAGCGACCAAACTTTCCAGCCAGAGTTTCGGATGCAGTCTGAGCCTGACCGCCGACCTTCTTTTGCAAAGCATCCATAATCTGCGTACCGGCATGGGCAGTGGCATTGACTTTCGCTTGCGCATCGCGCATTTTGTCATGCGCCCGAGCCAACTGGTCGGTGCTGACTTTTGTTTTGGAATTGTGGTCATGCGCCTTGGCAACTAAATCGTTGTAAGCCTTTTGCGCTTTCTCTAAACCTTGATGCGCCTTCTGTAATGCTTGCGCACCGCCAGCAGCGACAGGCAAGTCGATGCCAATAGATTTGAGTGGTCGCAGAAAACCTTCGTGAGCTTTCGCCACAGCAGTGGCAGCCTGCGCCAATGGTATGTGTTTGAAACGTGCAAGGTCAGCGGCAAGGCTCATGTCCTTGAGTGCCTTCGTAGGTGATCCGAGTGCAGTGGTCAGATTCGTCATGGCATCCTGCGACTCCACATCAGTGAAGCCGAGGTCGCGCATATGAGAATTCATTTCCTCAATTTTTGGCGCAATCTTTTCAAACTCGACACCAGAATTCTTGATGGCGGTTTGCATTCGCTTATGCGAATTTTCAAACTCCATCGCCAACTTGACCGACTCATATCCGACACCAGCAGCAATAACACCAACACCAAGCAACGCGCCCTTGCCGATAGTTGCCATCTTGGTGAATGTTGTTTTCGATGCCGCTTCGGTTTCCATCAGCTCAGCGCGAGCCTCACCCATCTTGGCGGAAAACTCTTTGATGTTCGCACGCAACTCAACGAACACTGGCGGAAGCATACTCACAGCAGGCCACCTCTCTTTTCAACTGCTTTGCCCCAAGCCTTCTGATAAACCGCAGGCATCTTGGGAGTTGCCTTCTCGACGGCAGGTTTGAAATATGGGAAACGTGTTTCAAGGTCACGCTTCTTGAAATTGTTCGTGGCTAGTTTCTTTTTGCCACCAACACCGACACCACCAATCCAAGTGCCAGCCAACTTCTTAGGTTTCGCACCGCCAACACCTTTGAGCAAAGTGCCAGAAAACTTGCCAGGGCCACCAGTGCGCGGATTGTTCGTGTTTGCGCCCGGCTGGGTGCGGAAAGTTGACGAATATACGCGAGAACTACCACGCTCAGTCCATCGAGGTGCGCCACGCAAATTCTTACGAACCTCACGCTTGACCAGATTCTGATTCGCACGCAACGCCTTGACTGTTGCAAAGTCCACATTCTTTTCAACTTCCAACGTGGTCGCATTGAACTGCTTTACGCCATGCATCGTCGCTTTGATGAAATCAGACATCGTTGTTCGCATCCTCAATCTGTTTGTTTCGAACACGCAAATAAGTGTCGTCAATAGCAAGAAGCCAATCCAACGTCGATGCAGGTTCATTCTCCAACTGGCTTGGAGTGCAACCCATCAGTTTGCAGAGACGATACGTTCGCAAATGTTCAGGCATTGAACCGCGAACACTTCCGCCCTCAAGCGCACGCTCTAGACGTTTGAGGGCTGACCAGGGGAATCAGAGTCAGTATCCAAACCGAAGTTTGGCATCATTTCCGTCACCTGATCCACAACCGCCTTTTGAAGTAACTCATAGTCAGCCTGTGGCAAGTCAAGAATTGTGTCGATAGAAATGTCCACCGGCAAAGTCCACGACTGCAAACGTGCCAGAATCAGCACATCGTTTAGCTCGTTGAAAGTGTCCAACACATTCGGATCAAGATTCGAAGCAACCTCGGCTGCTTTCTGTGCATCCGTCAAATCAGATGGCGCAGACTGTAACGCTGCACCAGCCTGACCTTGAGACACTTTCAACATTGCCTTCTCAACAGGTCGGCGAAGTCGAACTGGAACATCGGCAGGATCACGCAAAACGGCCTGCTGATTGTTGGAAAGATGGATTGTTGTTGACATAGTGAATGCCCCTGTCTATGAAATTAGATAAGTGAATCTTGCGACACAACGGTGATGGTCAACGGTTCAGTGAATGAACCATCGGTAGAACCATCGTATGCAGTGAAAGTGACAGCCAAGTCGACAGGGCCAGGGCCACCGACGGCTGGAGTGTCAGCATCGTACTTCACATAAGGAAGGTTGATGTCCACCTTCTCGTAGTACGCGCCAGAAATCAAAGCACCTTGCAACGTCACCTGAACACTCGCCGCAGTATCGGCAATGAACTTCGTCAAGATAACAGTGTCAGTGAATTCAACTGTCATCTTGCCTGTGATTTTGCGGAAGCCATTGACAATCTGTTCCTGCTTCACGCCAGTGCCATCAAGGTTGTAACGGTCAGTCTTGAGAGTGTTCTCAACAGTGAGCGTGAAATCCTTTATGTTCAATGCTGACGTGCCGTCAATCTTGACCGTTCCACCAGTGAACGTGTAGACACTCGCAGCACCAGAAATGGCGTACGAAGGAGTCTGAGCTGATGTTGAGGTCGAGAACTTCGCAGCATCGAGCGTGAACTTGCCCTTGGCAATGTCACCATTTGCGACAGACAATTCAAACCCTGTGATTTTGCAACCAGTCAAAGTTTTAGTCGTGTACGAACCAGAATAGTTTGGAACTTTCACCTGACAGGAGAAGTTGTCACCTGTTGGATCGCCAAACGTGTAGACACCTTGATACACGCCAGATGTCAACGTCGTCGGTGATGCTTGATTAGCCATAGCCAAACCAAGAACCAAACCCAAACCGCGAGTAGGTAGGTCGATTTCGAAATCGCCCGAAGCATCCGAGGTGACAAGAACACGACGGTTCGAACGGGTAACCGTACCGCCACCACGAAGGCCTGCGCCATCCTTAGTGTTCTTGTTGAACTTCAACGATTCCGAGTTGAACTCGTAAAACTTTGAAGCAGTAATTGAAGCAGGGAATGTTCCAAACGAAGCCTCGCCTGTGAAAATTCCAAGCGAGGAAGCAATACCAGCACCGACTGCCATGACTTATTCTCCTTGAGTTTCTGCCGGCGCAGCCGACTTGGTTGTGGACTTCGAAGCGGTCACAGACCACACCGAAACTTGAGCAGAGAAACCGTCAACAAGACTGTCGTCGATTTCGATGGACTCGCCAGCCTTGATGACTGCGCGAAGGTCAGGAACTTCCAAATCCTGATCTGTGATGTTCTTGAGCGTTGCCATAGTAGTCTCCTAGGTTCTGGCTTTGTAACTGATACTGAAATTCACAACAACGGCCGCACCTGCGGAAGTTTGCCGATATGTTGTGGTTTGCTGGCTGATGCCCGAAAACAGGCACGCGCCACCAAGCGAAGGGTCGGAACGGATAGCGGTATCGACTGCGCTCATGAGCTGATAGGCGCGAGTGCGACGATCTGTCAGGTTCGTGCCACCATCCCACGATGCAAGAAAACAGTCGATGACACCATCCTCAAACATTTTCACTGCACCAAGTTGGTCATACGTTTGCGTGATGCTGACCGCTGTCACTTCACCATCGTCAGTGCCGTCATGACCAATGGCAATGAAATCGCCGGGGAATGATGAGTCAACTTCGATGCCGTCGAAAACTCGCACACCTGACAATCCTGACGATGCGCCAAGTTGGTTGATGATGCCAGCAACAACGGCTGGAAATGCTGTCGTCGCCATTATGCCAACCCAGGAAGGCTGGCAGGGTCGAGCAACTCCATTGCCCGGCGTGGCAGAGAATACGTTGAGCCTGAATAGAACTCGTCACCTGGTGTGTTGCGGTTCATCACATTGGCTGCGCCACGTTGCGTTGACCACAAGTGCCGAATAATTTCAAGCACACCTTGCTGAACTGCTGGCGGTGTCACAACAAAACCTGCCACATAGGTGACAGTCACAGTGTTCACACCTGTTGCCCAATAGCCATACGCCGAGAACGACGACTGGCTCAGGCTCGAAGCGGTCAGACGGTACAGCCGTTGCCCAGTGTCATCGAGTGTGTAGTTGCTTGAATCAAGAAGCGCACCGTTCTCATAAACACTGGTGATGCTGATGGCACGCGGTGAACGCAGGCGCAGTTGATCTGTGTTGCCGTCATAAGATTCGGTGAACGTGCGACGGCCAAGAACCGCGCCAACATAATTCTCAGCCAAATCCTGACCGGCATCTATAAATCGACGAATCTCATCCTCATTGGCACTTGCGGTCGGAATGTTCAGATGAGCCAACACCGAGTCATACGAAACGACAGGCAGCGTGGTCAGGTCGCGAACACTGAACTCATCACTGAACGCGCTAGCATTCGTGCCAGTGGCAACCCAACGAACAAGGTGGCGACCTGACAAAGTTGGTGTGAAAGCAATGTCATACAAGCCAGCACCACTGTTTGTGACACTTGGTGTTGATGCAGTGCCGTCAGGTGCGGTCACAGTACAAACAACAGCGGTCGCATTCTGTGGCGTTCCTGCCGCGTTTGTAATCGTGATACCTAGAGCGACAACATCGCCCAAATCATAAGCAGCCATTCCTACCTCGGTTTCATGGTTGAAGTTTGACGTTGACGAGCTGAAGCAGTAGCGCGAGCAACAGTGCGACTAGAAGCACCGCCGGCAGTCGTTGCTTGGTTGTAAGTCAAGTGCGCATTGTAGGCGATGGCGACGTTGTAAAGAATGCCGATAGTTGGAGAGGTCGATGGTTGGCGAGGACTCATGCTTGCCATCGGATCACCTAACTTTCAAACTCGACTTGTCAATGCTGATGCCCTTACAACAATCCGCATACGATTCACAGTCCTGCGTGGGACAACCAGAACGGCACGCCATTACGGGTTCAACCTAACAAATGGAATGTTTGCCGTAACGCCTGAAATAGAAACATTTGTGCTCACCGCAAAGTCTGTGCTGGATTGTGAACTATTGGATACACAGATGTAAGGGTCAAACTGGTAAGCCGTACAGGCAAAACCACCAATAGTTGCCCCAGTAGCAAATCCAGCATTTGCGTAAGCATGAATGCCGATCCAATATGTTGTACCTGCATTCAAAGTAATTGAAGTTGGTGCGCCGTTAGTTGCTGAAGTGCCATTAGTTACGGTGTATCCCAAAGCAAAAGATTGCGTGCCACTCAAAGTACCAAAAGCAGCCATTGTTGTTGTTGTGCTATTTCTTTGTCCCCATGTTTGACAGGTCAAAGATGTAGGTTTCGTTCCACCAGCATTGACAGTAAAAATACCAACATTGAATTTGTGTGTTGGTGTAGTTGCGTTAGCAGTAGCCGCAGTGTTTGCGCTGAATTCTAAAGATGAAATTGTGATTGTTGTGTCTGGAATAAACGCAGCAAAGTGGGCAGTACCACTCGCCAAAGAACGCCCTAGTGCAGTAAATGTGCGTGGCACAATGTCCACACCAGTAGCAGGTGTGAATTTCCATCCCGGTTGAACCAGTTTTGATTGTGCAATTGAACCAGCGAGCATTGTGTTGGACACAGTGTTAGTGTCGGCAGTTGTGATTATCGTTCCACCATCGCTGGCACTGGTTGGAAAACCGATTGTGTAATCTGATGTAGGGGTATCTACGGTCAAAGACATGCTACGATACGGACTAGCCGAGTTAATAACTTTCATAAACAAATTAGTAATAGTTGGCACTAAATACAATCGGCGTAAATATGTTGCGCCCGCAGAATCAGTTGTCAAAAGTGTGTTATTGGCTACACCAATTACAGTGCCATTTGATGTTGCGGTCGGGCTAACCTGTTGCCACATTGTTGGATCGAAAGATGAACCAGATGTGCCAGTTGAAATACGGCGGTAAGCCACACCCAAATACTCAACCAACGCGCCCTTAGTGTACGAAGTTGATGCGGCCCATGCGGTGATAGCAACACCATTCAAAGACGACTGTGCTAAACCAGCCGTGTCAATTTTGGCATCCGTCACAGTGCCGTTGCTAATGTTCGCGCCATCAAGAACAGTCAAACCAGTAGTGACACCAGTACCGCCAAGAGTAGTTGACAAGGCAGAGGACAAGCTCGCAGCCGTACCAGTTGTATTCTGATTCAACGTAGCAACACGAGCAGCGGCAAGCGTGCCAGAGGTAATGTTGGAAGCATTAGTCGTGTCAGTCGTTGCCGACGTTGCAAGACCAGTCACCTGACTTGAAGCAATCGTTACAGGATCAGAACCCGAAACGCCATGCGTTGAAGCGTGAGTTGTGGAAGCCTTGCCAGCCACCGTCGAATCTAAGGTATTCAAACGCGCCACAACGGTCGCAGAGCCACCCTGCGGATTCGTGCCAAGTGTTGACTGAACCGCCTCAATAGCATCGTTAGCGTTCGCGTGCTGGGTAGCATGAGGCACTGTGGCCGAATCAAGCGTGTCCGAAGCGGTCGGGTTCGTCAGGCTGTCCAGATTACTGGGATAACTCGATGCCATGTTCAACTCCTAAAAATAACAACGGCAGGCGCAGGGGCAACACCTGCCGTTGAACCTAATGTGCTTTTGACTTCCACTCGCCATGATGACGATCGTCAAGCCAAAAGTCTTTCTTATGCGCAAGGATTGCGCCAGTATGAGCAAACATCGCAAAGCCAAGAGAAGCGACCTTACGACAAAACAACAAATCCTCACTAAACCAACGGCCAGCAAGTGCGCCATCAAAGAACCAGCACCAGTCTGTTCCCTGATTAGGGTTCGCATTCTCACGCATCGCCTCAAGCACACGGCGGTGAATCAGAATGCAACCAGTGCCAGAAGCACCAATCGGAATGACCGTGTCTTTCGGATAGTCGTCAATCGGAAACAACTGGTCAATCGTGTCGCCCGAATAGATAGCAGGCACAGGTCGAAGCACTTCATTCTCAAAGAACGCCGCGAACACCAGACCGGCAACAAACGGCTTGTCCTCTTTGTGAGCTGTGTCCACCAACTTGTCGAACACATCCAGCGGCAAAGTCTGATCCGAATCGCACATCAACAACCAGTCGGCGTTCGTGTCGTCAAGAAAGTTTTTCACAATCAGATTGCGAGTCCGAGCGAGAAGTCCGACACCTTTGACCATTTGCATCGAGTCAATCCGTGACTTGCGTTCGCGCATCAGTGTCACAAGATTCAACGCCAACTCGGTGTCAATCCTGCCATCGTGCGGAATGCCAATACACACAGTTTCACGCGACCTCATCGCGACTCAACATTCGGCAAATGAGTCGGAAACCATGCAGCCTTCTCAACTGTCGGTGACGGTCGGTCATTGAGATAGTCGACAGTTTCTAAAATGTTCTCGATTGAAGCACCAGCCTCAACCGCTTTCGACACCGCAACCGCAGCATCGAGCAAAAGGTGTTTCATAGCACCCATAAAATCATCCCCTGATTTTGTTAGGAAGTGCAGGTGGCAGACCCGAAAGCCTGCCACCTGCTTTACCCAGATTAGTATCCGGAAGGTGTGATTGTTCCAGTGCCAGAGATGGCAGAAACAGCCTTGTTGAAACGGTGAGCAAATGCAGCGTAACCATAAACTTGGAACCTCACCGTGAGGTTCGCAGACAGGACATCCGGCAAAACTCTTGTCTTTGGAGACGATTCGAACAAGTACGAATCAGAGAACTTGCCAACAAGGATTGGTGACTGGTTCGTGCCGACCGCATTCTTGAGCGTGGCATCAACGAAAACGGGCACGCCATATATTGTTCCGACTAGACCAGCAGCAGCACCCGGCGCACTGGTTACACCAGCAGCGTTGAATGGACCATTGCCAGTTGGAACGATGATTGGGCGAGACTGACCGTCAACCTGTGAAGCCATCCAGTACCACGTTGAAGCAGACATGATGATTGCTTCGACATCGCGGTAACGGTTGTTGACAACCTGGCTGATTGCCTTCGTGATTGACGACAAGCCAGTTGCGATGTCCGGCGTTGTCTGTGTCCAGGTGACAGGCACTCCGTTAGTTGTGTCTGAGCCAAGGTTGGTGAAGCCCTTCAAATTGTTTGAAGTGCCATCAGCATTGCCAGCAACAGCAGTATTGAGTTGCAAAGCATAATCGGCCATAAGGTCTGAAAATACTAAGCGATCAAGGCCGCCGGCTATGGGACTCTGCTCAACGAGCTGAATAGATACGTTTTCGAAACCACTGATTGTGCGAACAGGTGCAGACACAGTCGATGTCACCATGTCACGAGGTGACGTAGGTGAATAGGTGCTGGAGTTATCCGCGGCCTGAAAACCTGTGCGAGTACCGAGCGTAATCTGAGGGATATTTACGTTGTCCGTAAAAGCAGGAAGGGCCATTTTTGTGGCCTTGTCTGCGGTAACTCTGGCCGCACGCGCAAATTCTGCGTACTCGTTGACGAGGTACACAGGAATTGCAAAGTCTCCACCAGAACCATCCGTACGACCAATGTCGCGAGTCTCAACAGCAACTTCTTGCTGGTGACGTGCAAGACGACCCCAAGCATTTGGGTCATTCTTGAGCGTTGCGCCGATCATGTCGCGAACGAATGAATTGTCAGAGCCGTTGTCGTAGGTCATCTGTTCTTTAGTTACAACTGCTGAACCAAAAGCCTTCACGCCAGAAGTGGCGCGTGCTTCTGCAAGTGCAGCGGTGCGAGCCTCAAGAGCCTCGGCCGTTGCAATCTTTGCATCAAGGTCAGCAATCTCTGCATGGCGAGCCTCAGCAGAATCCAGTGCTTCAGCACTGACTTCGCCGGCAAGCAATGCTTCCGCATCAGCAGCAGCGTTGCTGCGTGCCTCGCGTAGATTGTCAAGCATAGACATAATGTCTCCTTGTAGTGTGTGTGATTGTTATCGCCGAGGTGTGACCACGTCGGGGATTCATCTCAACTTATTTGTTGAGAAACTTTGATTGAAGCGCAAG